GGGGCTAGGGAACGCCCCGCCGCGCCCGGCTTCGGTCCTACAGGACGCCCTGCGGCGCCAGGAGCATCGTGCCCTCGTACCCTGCCGCGCCCGCCGCGATGAGGCAGAAGCCCCATACGTAGTCCCCGGCCCCGGCCGTCATGACCTGGCCGTCGTTCTGGACCGTCAGCGGCGCGCCCACGGCGACCAGCGCGTCGGCGTTGAACGGCACGGTGCCGAACAGCGCCACCTGCGCAGCCTCGCCCACGGCCGGCTTGTTGAGAAGCATGCCGATGCCGCGCTCGCCCTGCGCGCTGCACACGATGACGTCCCCACTGCCGTCCAGCTTCACGCCGCGGTACTGCTTCGTGATCAGCGACGCGGCCCCGCACTTGAGCCCCACCGCGGTGATCATCGGGCCTTCCATGTGCTGCTCCCTTCGTTGCGAGTCCCCGTGGTCCCGGCCCTAGGCCGTGGTGGTCTTGCGCCCCTGCTTCACCTGCTCGCGGTACGCCTCGTAGAGGTCGGGCCGCTGACGCCGCGCCTGCTTCATGGCGTCGACGTGCGCCAGCGCGCCGTTCGCGGACTTCGCCACCAGCTCCGCCGCGATCGCTTCGAGCTGCGCCAGCGGGCCGTCGGCGGCCAACGCGTCGGCCGCGGTCTTGCCGACCTCTCGCGTCACGCCGCCCTTCGCCTTCAGCGCCGTGTTCAGGGCGTCGAAGTAGTTGGCCAGCTCCTCGCCCAGCGCGGCGTCGAACTTGGCGACCCGCTGGAGGATGGTCGCGCGGGCCTTCACCTCGCCCGGCAGCGCGTCCTGCGCCGTTGCCTTCGTCACGAACGTGGCCGTCGCCTCCGCGTCCCGCTTCTCGGCCAGCTCGCGCTCCGCCGTCGCGCGCGCCGTCCGCTCGGTGGTCAGCTCCGTCGCCTGGTCCGTCAGCGCCTTGGCGACCTGTGCCGCCTGCTCGGCCGGCAACCCTTCGACCACGTAGCCAGCGTCGCGCTTCTCGATCTTGAGGTCCGCCATCGCGTGCTTCCCCTGGTCGGTGGCGGCCGGGGCCGCCGTGGTGATGAGGTCCGCGCCGCACTCCGCGCAGAACTTGCCGCCGTACGCCTTCGTACCGCACTTGGGACAGGTGAACCCGTCCCGCTGGACCTGCGCGATCTGGAGGGCCAGCGCCTTCACCTGGTCGTCGGTCATGGGCGTGCCGTCCGCCGCCGCCTTCGCGGCCTGCTGCTGCGCGGCGGCCAACGCCCGCGCCTCGACGTCCTGGCCCTGCTCCTGCTTCACGATGGCGGCCGCCAGGGCCGCAATCTCGTCGTCCGTCAGCTCCAGCGTCCCGGCCTCGCGCTTGAGCACGAGGAACTGGCGCCGGTTCGCCGCCTTGGCCACGGCCGAGACTTCCGCCGCGCGGATGTCCACGAGCTCGCGGGGGGCCGGCATCCTAGGACTCCTCGCGCTTCGTGAGCGTCAGGAACTCGACGGTCACGAGCGCCTTGCCGGTCTGATTGCCCGCCTTCGCCGTGGTGAGCGCCAGATAGGAGCCCGCCCCGACGACGGCCTTGCTGCCCGTCGGCGTGGCGACGAGCGTGTTCCCGAACGCCGCGCCGCCGGCGTGCGAGAGGAAGCCGCCCTGCATGGGGCCGGCGCTGTTGGCCGCCGTAATGGTCGCCGCGTTCACCGCCCCGGCCGCCTTCGTGAGGCGGCTGGTGATCTTGACGACGCGGACGCGCTCGGCGAAGTAGACGCGGTACTCCCCCAACTCGTTCGCCTCGAACGACACCGGGACGGCGTGCTCGCCCGTGAGCCCGTACGTGCCCTTCGAGAGGTCGAGCGGCCGGTTGGTGCGATCCTTACTCATTGGGGCGGCTCCTGGCCCGCGCTATGCAGGCCGCGTGAGGGTGGTCCCGCAGTCCTCTTGAACGGTGCGCGCCGGTCCCGAGCGTGTCAAGCCTTCGCCGGCTCCCGCACGGCGACCCGCGCGCCAATCGAGAAGCCGGTGAGCGCGCCACTCTTGATGGCGGCCCACACTTCCGGCTGCGGCACGTGCCACGCCTGGAGCCACGAGCCCTTGCGCACGAGCTGGCCCCCGAGCGTGAAGTCCGCCGGCGCCACATAGTTCTCAACCAGCACTGCCTCGCCGTCCTGGAGGTCCGTCCGGTGCATGAGGCGCAACCGCGCGCGGCCCACGCGGTAGTCCGCCAGGAAGCGCCAGGCCGCGAGCTCGATTTCCTCGATGCTCGTCTGGTCGCCCTGGGTGTCCACCGCGTCGGGCTCCATCACGACCCCGAGCACCACGCGGCGCTCGTCGTCGGCGCTCGCGTACTTCGTCGTCACGAGCGGGGCGGGTTCGCCCGCCGGCGGCGCCCCGATCGTCAGCGTCAGCACGGGCTCCGCGGCCGCGGCCTTCGCGTGCTCGCCCGGCCAGATCCCCGTGAGCTGCTCGTGCAGCCACGCGCAGAACGCCTCGGGATCCTCGGCGTCCGTTTCGGGCGCAATGCTCTCCAGGCAGTGCTCCATGAAGCCCGGGTCCTGGACCTTCATGGCCAGCAGCGCGCGGCCCTCGTCCGTCAACGTGACAAGCGGCAAGTGGCGCAGGCCCTTCTCGACCATCTCGTCCGCGCACGCGGGACACAGCGCCCGCACGACGGCCAGCGGCAGGAAGTCGCCCTTGAGCACGCGCGCGTCGCGCACGGCCGCCACCCGGTCCCGGAACGCCGTCACCGCCTCGTCCTTCGCGTCCACGGCCCAGCGACCCCAGCGCCGCGCGCGCCGGTACAGGTCGGCAAGTTGCACGTCCGTGAGGACAGCCAGGTCCTCGTCCGTCATGCTCGTGATGGCCTTCCGTTCCGCGGCGCTAGGCTCGTCGGCCTGCCGGCGTCCCCGTGCCCCGCTGCGCCCGAGGGCGTCGCGGTGGAACAGCTTTGCCAGGCTCGGCAAGTGTTCCTTGAGCGTGCCCAGCATCTCCTCGAGGTACGCGCGCGTGAGGCGGCGCGTCCCCTTCTCGGTGTCCGTCATGTGCTCGCTCCTTCGTCCGCATCGCCCACGCCGTCGGTGACGATCAGCACGTCCTCGGCCCGCTGCGCCAGGGCCAGCAGCTCCTTGCGCGTGCTGTCGGCGTCGCCCGGCGCCACACCCGCGCTCAGGTCCGCCACCAGTCCCGCGGCCGGCGCCCAGCCGTCGCGCAAGAGCACCGCCAGCATCAGGAGCTTCGGCTGCGTCCGCGCCCACTGGACGAACGTCGCCCAGCCGCCGAGGCTGGCCACGTCGCCGAGGTAGCCGTTCACGTCCCGCGCAATGTAGCTCATGCGACCCGTCCCGTGAGGAAGGCCGTCGCTTCACGGAGCGACGAGAAACCCCGCATGGTGCCGAGGCGGAAGGAGCCCACGCCGTGCGCCACGTAGTACCGCGTGCCCGAGTAGAGGCGGCCGTGGCCGAACTGGTCCCGCGCGTCCACCACGACGGTCGCCAGCCGGGCGCGTGCGCGGCGCGCCCACGACTGTTTCCGCGCCAGGCTGTCAGGGTGCATTGTCACCTTGTCGTTCGCCTGGTCGCAGAAGGTCTTGACCTCGATGCCCACCGTGCGGCCGCGCGCGTCCTGAGCCACGATGTCCACGGGGTCGTTGTCCGTCGTCGGCTTCCCGCGCAGGGCGCGCGCCACGAGGCGTTGCTGCCGATCGCCGGCGCGCTGCTTCGCGGCCGTGGCGGGCTTGTGCGTGGCCAGGGCGCGACTCGCGCGGTCGGACGGGGCCACGGTCTGTCGGTCACGTGCAGTTGGCTCTTTGGTCGCACCACCACCTCCCCCACCACCGTCTGTCCACTTCCCGTCGTCCGCACGCGCCTGGTCCGGGTCGAACTTGTGCCGCTCCGTGAGCTTCGCCCGCGCCCCGCGCAGCGCCAGCTTCTCTGTCGCCCGCATGAGCGCGCCGCAGTACGCCTCCGGGTTCTCCTTGTCCCCGTTGGCGGCCACGCACGCAGCGAAGTTCTCGTACCCAGCGAACGGCATCCGGCCTCCCGCTCAACGGTGTGCCCCGCGCCCACACACGTCAACCCTCGACCGGCCGCCGTGCCCACGCGAGGTAGCGCCCGTACGCGTCCGTCGTCTCCGGCACAGGCACGACAGCGAGGCCCAGCGCCGCCAGCCGCGCGGTCATCGGCTCGCGGTAGTGCGCCATGTGCCAGTCGTCCAGCACGAGCAGTCCGCCCGGGGCCGTCCACTTCACAAATTGCTCGGCGTGCCGGACCCGCGTGCCGGTGCCGTCAAGGTCCACGAACACGAGGCCGAAGCAACCCGGAGCGAACGCGCCGGGATCCGCCGCGAGCAGCACGGCGAAGTCCCACAGGTTGTCTACCGGCAGGCCGAGCCCCGCGAGCTCGATGCGCGTGGTCGCCAGCCAGCGCGCCTCGTCGTCCACCGTCCACACGTCCGTGACGGGCGGGGCTTGCTGTTGCCAGAGCCGCAGCACGGTGGACGAGAAGCCTGAGCCCAGCTCGAGGACGCGGAACGCAACAGCGGCCCCGCGTGCCTGCTCGCGCTCACAGGCGCGCCAGACCCAGGCCGCGGCCGCCACGCCGATCGCCGTGCAGTCCCGGCGCTTGTTCTTGCCGCAGTGAACGCGGTGCTGCTCCATGAGCAGCGCGAGAAGGGCGTCGTCGTCCGTCATGACCCGTCCCCTTGTGCGCGCAGCGCCGCGAACGCGTCGCGGTGTCGCGCACGGATGGCCTCGACCACCGCGCGGCGGCTGGCCAGCCCCCGGCACCGGCGGCCGCTCTTCTGCGCCGCATGATGGCGGTACGTCGTCGTCACGCTGTCCACGGCGACCAGGCTGTGCCCGGTGACGAAGTACCGCAGGTGCCACTCCCACTCTTCGCCCGCCGTGAGGGCCTCGTCCCACGGCCCCGTCTCCTGCCACGCGGCGCGCCGGAACATCGTGCCCATGCCATGGAGATAGAGCCCGTGGCGCGCCACACCCCGCGGCGTCACGCGCGGATGGGTCAGCAGCCAGCTCCGCAACTTCGGTGGCGTCCAGCGCGGCGTTACGCCGTCCGCCTCCACGTACACGGGCAGCGAATAGGCGCCGCCCACCGCGGGGTCCGCTTCGAGCGCCGTTACGAGCACCGCCAGCTTGTGTGGGAGCATCGTGTCGTCGTCCTGGAGGACCGTCAGGTAGCCCCCGCGTGCCAGCGCGGCCGCCGCGTTGACGGCGGCCCCCTGGCCCCGGCGCGGGATGGCGTGCACGCGCAGCACCGGCGGGGTCGGGTCGTGCGGTGGCAGCCACGGCGCGTCGAGGCCGTCGTGGACGACGACCACCTCGTAGGCCTCGGCCGGGTACGTCTGGCGACAGGCGCTAGCGACCGCCTCCGCGAGGAGGGCCGGCCGCTCATGCGCTGGAATCAGGACCGACACCGTAGGGCGGGCTCGCTGCGCGAAGTCTTGACCGAGGCCCAGGCCGTTCCGAGCTTGCATATGCACCCCCACGAGAGAGGTCCCGTGTCCGACCACCAGAAGCACGTCGCACATCTCGCCCACCGCGCCCACCGCGCGCACGTGGCCCACGTCGCGCACCTCGTCCATCTGCGGCAGAGCTAGCAGACCCCAGACCCCCCTCAGCGGTAGACCGCGGCCTGGTCCCCGAGAATCACCGCCTCGCGGTGCCCCGGGAGCCGGGCCGCGATGGTGTCCAGCGTTACCCCCAGCCACTCGGGCGTCGGGCTCGCGGTGCCGAAGCTGTGGACGTCGTCCACGAGCACGAGGTCCCCGGCCGGCCGGGCCGCCAACGCGTCTAACTCGTCCCACAACGGCAAGCCTTCGGCGCGCCCGCCCACGGGCTCCACGGTCTTGCGGAACCAGTGGGCGTCGAGGTACCAGACGACGCGGTCTGTCAGCTCCCGTGCCAGGCGCTGCACGAACGCCCGCGAGTCCCCCAGGTAGAAGTGCAGGCCCTCTATCGCGCCGTACAGCTCGACGGCGCGGGCGTGCAGGGCAGGGCTAATCTCCACACTGTGCACGACGGGGAACTGGCGCCGCGCCAAGAGGCTGCTCGCCGCGAGATAGGTTCCTGTCTCCACGAACACGCCGATGGACGCGTAGCCGGGGTGCCGGTGCCGCAGGGCGTGGAGGTGATTCGCCTTCAAGTTCGCCACAAGTCAGACCCTCAGGCGGGCGCGCCAGCCCACGGCGTCGTCCAGGAGGTCGAGGTAGGCACGGGCCACGGCCGCCTCGTCGTGCCAGCGCGTCACGTGCCGCCACGCGCGCGCGCGGAGCTGATAGAAGTAGGCGGGGTCCCGGGCCAGTCGCTCCAGCACGGCCGCCAGCATGGCCTCGTCCTCGACCAACGTGTAGGCGGGCGCCCCGCCCGTGTGCGTCTGCCATGCCCACCAGACGGCCGCATCGCCGGCGAGGACCGGCTGGCCCATCGCCGCGGCCTCGAGGCCGCTGCACTGGAGGCCGAGCCAGAACGAATCGAACGTCAGGTCGCACACCGCCTTCGCCGCGAGCGCGGCGCGGTGCGACAGACCCGTGAGGACCACCGCCTCCACACCCGTCCGTGCGCAGGCCGCGCGGAAGGCGTCGGTCCCTTTCAGGGCGGGCTTGCTAGGGCTGTGGGCGACGCGCAGCCGAGGCCCCGGATGCCACAGCGCGCGCGCCAGGGCGCGGTAGGCGGCCACCGGCATCGGATTCGGGAGAAGATGGAGCGCGGCGCCGTACTGGAGTAGCTCGGGGTTGCTCACGAGGCGGAGGACCGCACCCCGCACGAGGTCCCGCGCATTCGCGTTCGCTGGATGCTTGCGGTAGGGCGTGCCGTGGTGGTGGATCACGAGGGCGCCGCTGGGCTGCACGCCGAGGGAGTCTAGCGCCTCGTAGTTCACATGGCAGTGCACAACATCGGCCGTCGCCACGGCGTCTTGGAGCAGCCCGCGATCGCGCACCACGTCGTACTGTCCCGCGCCCCGGAACACGTTCTGGCGCCCGTCCGTCGCCAGCACAGCCACGTGAGGGGTCGTCACATTGAGCGCCGTGTGCAGCCGCGTGGCGACCATGCCAGGGTCGTAGGTCGTCACCTGGACGATACGGAGCGCCTCGTGGCCCGCCTCGGCCCGGTGCACGAGGGTGGGCGCGGGGCAGCGGTGCAGTCCTTCGCTGGCCGCCTGCGCGCGCTGGTGCCGGGCCTGGGCCGCGTGACGGGCCGGGGGGCGGGAGGTGTGCCGCTGGTGGTCGAGCGTCAGCCCCAGGGGCCGGTGTAGCCACCCCGGCCCCCCGTGCTGGTGCGTGGTCAGGAGCCGCGTGCCCACGTACAGCCAGTGATGCCGTCCCGCATACCGTAGGCCCGGCCGCCACGCGAACGCGCGCGGCTGGCTGTACGGGCGTCGGTAGAGCGGCGAGCGCACCGTGAGCCAGCCAACGTCGAGCGCCAGGTGACGGTCGAACACGGCCAGCCCCTCGAGCTGCTCGTCCGCGTCCACCACGAGCAGGAGGTCGCCCGGCTGGCCGGCTGTCAGGTAGGCATTGCGCTTCGTGATCTGGTCGGGCCACGGCGCCCCGTCGGGAGCGGGGAGGATTGTCACCTTGGACAGCGTGGCCAGGAACGCGAGCGTGCCGTCCGTGCTCGGTCCTTCGGCACAGCCCGCGCTGGCGTAGCAGCCGTCCACGGCGACCACGGCGTCGGCCGCCGCGTACCACGTGGGCAGCGTGCACCGTAGGGCGGGCAGGTCGTTCCAGACGTTGAGACAGACCACGAGCCGCCAGGGCTCGGCACGCGGCACCAGTGGGGGATCCCGGAGTTCACTGCCCGCGCCGCCCGGGACAAGTGCCGCCGGCCACTGGCGCCGCGGCCGCACGAGCGGCAGGGGCGTCCCTTGAGCAAGAAGCCCATAGAAGCCGCAGCCGCCGCAACTCACGGGCGCCGGGGTGCTCGCGGCGCCGTGGGGGCCGACCACCGCCAGGACCGCGCCCGCACTCGGCACGGGCGCCACGACGGCCCCACAGTCGGGACAGGTCAGGCGCAGCGGCGCCCGGCGACTCACGACGTCAGGCGCACGGCCACGAGGTAGAGCACTGCGAGGTCGAGACCGATGGCGTCCGCAACCAGGTCCGCCACGTCGGGCACGTCCGCGAACGCCGGCGGCCAGCCGACGGACCCCGCGAGGGTCCACCGTGCCTGCCGGTAGCCTTCCGTGAGTTCGATGGCCAGGCAGGCGCCCCAGAACACCGCGAGCTGCCAACCGACCGCCACCGGGAACAGGGCCAGGAGGAACCAGAGCAGTGCCGCCCCGGCGATGTGCTGCACCTTGTCGCGGGCAGCGTACCAGTGGCCTGTGTCCACGAGGTCCCCGCCGAGGCTCGTCCACTCCCACTTCCAATGGACGCACGCCCGCCACAGCGCACGCGTCACGGCAACCACGTCCCGCCGACGCTGCACGTCGCGCTGTCGCCCGGCGCGTTGCCGATGACGAGCACGAGGCGGACGTTGGCGCCGATCGGCTGGGGCACGACGCTGTTGGCGACCGCCGTCACGCTCGGCCGCACCGTGAGGAAGACCGTGCCTGTGCCCACCTGCTGCACGACGCTCGCGCCCGGGACGTCGGCGAACACGCCCGACACGGGGTCGCGGTGCTGCGCCCGGAGGTCCACGGTCGGCGTGCCCGCCACCGCACTGATGCGCAGCGCGGCGGTGAGGCCCTTGGCCTTCCGCGGCACGACCAGGTCCACGTTGACGGTGACGCCGTTTGCACGCACGGCGCTCGCGAGGGCGAGGAAGTCCCAGGGGAGATGGCGGACGGAGTCCGCTGTGGTGGGCAACGGCATGGTCTACTCCTTCTCCTTCGGCGGCGCCGCCGGCGCCACGGTGCAACGGCAATTGATGATGTTCTCGGGGCTGCCGCTCGGGTCGCCCGGGAACATCAGCTCTTCGCCCCCGACGTCGAAGGCGTCCGCCAGCGCGACGACCTGGCCGTTCGCTTCGGCGTGCGGGTCGCGCGTCCGTTCGTCGGGCGTGGCCAGCCATTCCTTCCCCTCGGCGCCCGCTTCCTCGTAGCCCGCCATCGCTGCGGCGTTCATGGCCCCGAGGGTTTCCGTGCGCGCGATCGTGGCGGCCCGACTGAGGCTGTCCAGCCGCAGCGCGTCGTTCACGCGCTCGGCGACCACCTCGGGGTCGAGGCCTTCATGAAGGCCGCGAATCAGCACGTCACGCAGGCGCGTCTGCGTGCGCGTACCAATCTCGGCGAGCCGGCCCTGGAACGCCTTCGCCCGCAGATAGTTCGTCGCGGCGCGCTGGAAGTCCCGGGGCACGGGGATCCGCCGGCCCGCCTTCTCGACGTGGCCCGCGGCCTTGAGCACGCGTCGAGCCAGGCGCGCCCCGGCGACGGCCGCCGGCAACATCGCCTGCTCGAGCGCGCGCTGTACGCCGAGGCGGAACGTCCGCTCAATGCCCGCGTCGAGCGCCTTGCGCAGCCACACCTCCATGCCCTCAGGGCTGGCGAACGTCGGCTGCTCGCGGCGCAGCGCCTCCACCACCGCACCGTACTGCTGTCGCACGTACGTGGACGCGACGGCCCGCACGCGACGCTCGGCGACCGTGAGCCGGATGTCGGCCGCCTTCCAGACCGCCAGCCGGTCCGCCGGGTCCGGGTCGAGGTCCAGCGTCGCAGCCGCCATCTTGCCCGCCAGCCCCGCCGCTTCCTCGGTGCCGGGGGGCTGCGTGTCGCCCGGCGCCGCCTCGGGCTTCTTCGCGGGCGCCCCCTCGGCGCCTGGCGCGGGCTCGTTCGGCTCTGGCGTTTGGTCGGGCCGGGTCGTGCCCTCGCCTTCCGGCGTGACCGCGATGCGCTCGGGCAGGCCGGCCACGCGCCGCAGGTAGCCCTCTAGGTTCGCATCCCCGCCGACGTCGTAGCCCACGGCCGCCAGCGCCGTGACGAACGCCGCGAGCAGATTCAGGTCCCGCGTCTCCACGTCGCCCGGCACGAGGCGCGGCAGGACCGTCACCTTCGGGAACTTCGGCAGGCCGCGGTTGAGCGCGAAGAGCGGCGGCACCGCCGAGCTGTTCACCTCGTCGGCGATCGACGTGGCCCACGCGCCCACGGCCTTGCTGAACGTCGAGGTCTTGCTGTCGGCGAGCGCGTAGCTACCGACCGCTTCCCCACCCAGGAGGATGAAGTCGGCGAGGCAGACCTGGAGGATGCGCCGGTCGTACCGCTGAATGATGGCGTCGGCCGTCGTGGCATTCGTGCTGCCGCTGCCCTGCAGCAACCCGAGCCTGTAGCCCGCGTCCTCGTTGGGCACCATGACGCCTACGCGCGCGTCCACGCGAATGTCGGCCAGCATCTTCTCGAGGTCGTTGCGCAGCGCCACCAGGTCCGCCGGCGCGTTGGGCATCAGGAGTTCCTGCGGCACCTGCAACGTGGGGAGTCCGGCCAGATTCCGCTCGACGCCGATGGCCTCGATTTCCTCCAGCCGCTTCTTGTAGTACCAGGCGCGGTAGGCATTGCGCAGCGCGCTCCGCCCCTCGGGGTTGTTCTTGAAGCGGGTCGCGGTGAAGTGCAGCGCCTTCGCACGCGGCAGCTCGACGGGCCGGTAGTCCGGCGGCGCGGCCTGGACCATGCCCACCACGTCGCCCTCGTCATTGAAGACCCACTTGCGCCACGAGTCCTGCGAGCGGATCGGCAGCTTCCGCCAGCCGTAGAAGCCGTCCGTGAACTGTGAGCGCTTCGTGAGGTCGGTCGCGTCGGGATTCAGCCGCAGTTTGTAGCAGACCTCGTGCCAGGACCAGCCGAACGCGAGGAAGCTAAGGGCTTCCACGAGAAAGGCATCCCACGAGTGCTCCATGTCGGTGAGGCAGGAGTTGGCGAAGTCCGCGGCGGCGCGGTCGTGCGGCTGCTCGCTCGCCGGCTCGAACGCCCACGGGACCTGCCGCATCGTCATCTGGATGGCGAACAGCAGCGCGCCCACGGCGCTGTCGTTGTCGCTCATCTCGCGGTACACGCGGATCCCGCGCGCGCCCCGCAGTTGCGGCAGCCACTCCTCGGTGACGGTCCCGCCCCACGCATTCAAGCCGGTGCGGCCCACCACGAGCAGGGCGCGCGAGCGCTGGCCCTCGGGCGGGGCGGCGGCGGGAGGCGGGGAAGGCGCGGACGGGGCGGCGGGCGGTGCGGTCATGCGAGAAGCCCTCGGGACGAAGAAGCCCGGCGCTTCCAACGTAGGGACGCGCCGGGCCGAGGGCAAGAGTGCGGGGCGGTTAGCGGGGCAGCCCGTTGTGGCGGCAGTGCAGCACGTAGTCCTCCTCGACGCGCCGGGCTGCTGCCGCCAAGTTCACGTCGTACAGCGCCTCGAACGTCTCTTCGTTACGGATGTGTTGGTCGAGCTGGCTGTGATGGCCCATACACAGCGGGACGTCGTTCCCGTGGTCCGCCCCGCCGGTGGCCCGGTGCTTGAGGTGGGCGTTCTGCGTCGCCCCGAAGCAACTGATGGCCGACGACCCCACGCGCCGGAGCTTGTTCGGCCCCAGCGTGCGCACGGTCCACGCCAGGAGACAGGGCTGCGTCAGGACGAACGCGCGGAGGGCCGGGTCCTTGCGGCCAGGGAATAGCGCCCCGCCCTTCCGACGCGGCCGCGTACGTCGGGCGATGCGACCGCCGCGCTTCATTCCGTCGCCTTCGCCGGCAGGAGCTTCTGCCAGGGGCCGCCCGCTTGGACGTCCAGGTACTCGGCCAGCCGCATCGGCTTGTGCTTCGGCCCCTCAACCAGCGTGCTTGCCATGAACGCCTCGCTGATCGGCTGCAGGCCCGTGGCCGCGGCCGAGAGCGCGGCATCGACCCACAGCGTGAGCTGGCGCCAGGCGACCCGCTCGGCCTGCTCCAGTGCCAGCTTCTCGTTCCACCGATGGGTCCGCTTCCGGCCGCCGTAGAGGCTGTCGTACACCCGGCGGATGTTCACCTGCAGCCGCACGGGCACCTCGCGCGCGCCCGCCTCGCCCGTGTCGGGCACCCGGAACGTCACCGACGCGACGTCCGTGGCGTAGTCGGTGTGCACCCCGAACCCCGAGCAGCCGTAGCGCCTGAGCATCGCCTCGAGGTGGCCGCGGCTGACGCTCGCCGACGTGCTCGTGCCGGCGGACTTCACGAACGAGCGCTGGTCAATCATGGGCTGTCCTCTTTCCCGCACTTGGCGCAGGCGATAACGGGGAACCGGCGTGTGTTGGTGGGGATGCGTCGCCATGGGCCATGCACGCACTCGCGTTGCCGGACGGCACGCTCCAAGGCGCGGAACTCCATCTCCAGGGGGTCGGTGACAGCCAGGCAGCCGTCGCACCGACAGTCTGCCCCATGCCCCTCCGAAGGCCGAGCCTGCAGTACGGCCAGCAGGGTAGGTAGCCCCAGAATAGCCGTCGCGTCGATAGGGCTTCGAAGGAATGGCCGCGCTGGCGGCGCGGCCATCACGGCCTCCGCGACACATGCAGGGCCTCGGCCACCGCGTCCGCCCAAGGGCCTTCGTCCTCGAACACCGGGATGCCGTAGAGGGCGCATAGCGCCCGCACGTCCCCGGTGTGCCAGAGCCGCGGTTCGCAGCAGACGAGCAGCTTCCCCACGCTGTGTGCCCATAGGCCGAAGTAGAACAGGCCAAGCGGCGGGGAATCGAGGTCCAGCGCCACGCGCGCGGAGGCGGCCATCGCTTCCGTCTCCCACATGACGGTCCGTGCAACCTGGCTCGCCTGTGAGCCGCGGAACGGTGCGAGGATGCCGAGCTGCCGCACGTTGAACGCGACCGTCAGGCGGTAGATTAGGCGTTCACCGACCTTCGCCCCCGTGGCAAGGTAGACCAGCGTCTCCGTTTGATGGCGGTACGCGTCGCCCGGGGCGAACACGCGCGCCGGCGTCTTACACCAGCACGGCCGCTCCTCGCCCTGGCGCGTCGTCTCCACGCCTGTGCCCTCGCACGTCGGACAAGGCGTAGCAATCACGGGAGCGCTCATGATGTCCTTTCGTCGTCCGTGAGGCGGAACCGCCCGCGCCGCACCGTCACGGCGCGCAGCGGCCCCGCGCAGTTCGCATGCCGTGTCACGAAGCCCTCGATCGCCGCGGCGGCCAACTCGGGCCGCTCGCGGGGCGGGAGCAACTCCGTCTTGTCGCAGTGCTGGCAGAACAGGTCCCCGCGCGCGGGCCGGACCACGACCCAAGGGCAGGCGCCGTGGTGCCGGTTCCGCTCGCGGACGGGGCCGGGCGCGTGGCCCCGCTGCGCGAAGTCAGCCATCGCGCCGAGGCGCCAAGACGGCACGCGCGAGGTCAACCGGCGTGCCGCTCGTGGGGATATAGTCGGTGGGCGCTGGCAGGCGGTCGAGTTGGAGCATGCGCACGTCCGCGCCCACGCCCGCTCGGTAGCCCGCCACGTAAGCCGCACATTCCCGGGCGTTCTCAAAGTCGGGATTGGCGCCGCCCCCGTAGAGCAGCACGCCCCGCGGCTGGTCCGTCCATACGAGGCGCGGCCGCAGAGCACTTGCGCGCATCCATCCTCCATCGGTTGTCGGCTGGTCGTGCGTCGCGCCCGTCAGGCGCGGCGGCCCCGAAGGGCCTTCCCCAAACGTAGGGCCACGCCCGCCCACGGCAAGAGGCTAGGCCCCCTGCCAAGGCGACGTCTGCTGCAGCCGCGGGGACGCGGGGAGCCGGGGCGCCCCGGCCTGGGCCTTGCGGATCAGCGGCCGCGCCGCCCGCCACGCCATCGCCAGCGCCATCACGGCGTCGTCGTGCATGCCCTCGGGCGCCCGGTACAGCACGCCCGTCCGCGTGTACTCGTACTCGAAGTCGTAGAGCTGCTGCGTCACCAGCCCCTCGAGCACGCCCAGCTCGTGGTCCTGGATGGCCATTTGCAGCCCTTCCATGAGCTGCTGCTTCGACGGCCCCGTGAACGCGAAGCCCTCGACGTTGTGGAGGCTCTTGGTAAGTTGGGCAGCCTGGACTTCCTCCACGAAGGGGTCGCCGACGCTCCCATGCGTGGCGTCCATGACCGTGGGCGCCCGGCCGATCGCGTTCACCACTTCCTTCTTCATGTACGCCCACGGCTTGCCGAGCATGTGGATGTAGTACGCCATCGCCGCCCGCGCGTTGAGCCCGATGCCCACCGTCGCGTCGTCGTGCCGCCCCAGGTCCCAGCCGAAGCCCACGGACGGCCCCGCCGCGAGCGCCTTGATGGTGCATGCCTTGATGTGCTCGCGCCCAAAGGGGTTGTTGGCGTCGTCGCTCGGCTCGGCCAGGTACAACTCGCGGAACACGGCGTCGGGCAACTGCTCCTGCGCGTCGGCCACCTCGTCGGCACTCAGCACGCCCGCCTCGATGGCGTCGTGCGCCGTGAGCTTCGCGTAGTGCATGGTCCGCGTAGCTGCGGGCCGCGTAGCCATCTGCTCCTCGGCCCGGCGCGCCATCTTGTAGGCCCAATTCTTCCGGCCCTTCACGTTCCCGATGATGCGCACCGGCCCGCGGGTGAAGGTCAGCGTCGAGCGGACTGCATGCCAGCTCTCGGCGCGCACGCGCGTAGCCTCGTCAATCACCGCGGCCCACACATCCTCGGCGTAGAGGTTGTCGGGTTTCTCGGCGGACTTGAACCAGAGCTTGCTCTTGTTGGGCCAGCGGATCCACATGCCGCCGTCGCTGCGGCGGAACAGGTCGGGCGGCAACGCGCGGGCCAGCCGCTCGTAGGCCACCTTCGCCTGGGGGTAGACGGGGGCGACCCACCAGAAGTTGCGGCCGGGACCGCCGAGGCGCGACACCTGCTCGGCGAGCCACTGGATGCAGCCCGTCGTCTTGCCGCTCTTCGTGCTGGCCTCGACCACCCCGTAGCGTTCGGGGCAGAAGATGGCGTCGTGCTGCTTGGGGTAGAGGGCCGGCTGGAACGTCAGCCGGACGAGCCGGGCCATCAGCGCACCACGGGGCGGGCGCCCGTGCTGGCCACGCCCGCCCCGCTCAGGCTACGGACGATGCTGCGCCTACCGCCGTCCCCGCCCACCGCGTGCCGCCGCTCCACAGCGACGCGGGGCACTGAGGACCAAACTAGGGTGCGTCGTGCGCGCACGCCAGACTTCACCACCGCCAGGGCGCCGCGCCAGAAGAGCTCGCGGTTGTACGTGACGCCACTCATCGTCTCGACGTGATTGCCGTCCACGAGCACGGCGGGGTACGTGTCGGGCCACAGGCGCGCGCAGAGCGGAAAGAGTTGCGGCGCGGACCAGCAGACGTTCGGCACCACCTGGAACCCGGCCTGCACCAGGTCGCAGGTGACGACCATCGAGCGGTAGTAATTGTAGAGCTGGGCCACGAGCGGCATGTCGGCCCACGACGAGAAGTCCGGCGCCACGACACGCGTGACCCCCTTGGCGCGCATCTTGGCGACGCGCTTGTGGAAGCTCGCCTTGCCCCACATGGGGTCGATGATCCCGGCGTCCACCGAGAGGACGGGAGGTCGGGCTCGTCGCGCTTGGCCGCGAGCGCCACGCGCAAGTGCCCGTCCACGAGCACGCCCGTGCGCTTGTTCACGACGACATTCTGGACCCAGCCGACGCGCTCCAGGACCGCGGCCAGGGCCGCTTCCTGCTCGGCCGGATGCACGCGCCAGTTCTTCGGGTTGGCGACCAGGGCGCTGGGCTTCGCGCGCCCATAGCCCACGATGCGGTCCCGCCACCGCGTCGGCCCCGCCTTCGCCGGCTTCGGCGTGGGCCGCTGCGCCTCACGGGCCGTCTTGCGTGCCGCCGTCATCCGGTCCCTCCTCGTCCGCCGCGCGCCGCGCCGGCCGTGTGCTCAGGACGACCTGCACCTCCAGGGGGGCGTCGTCCTCGTCCCCGCCCGTGAGGGCGAGCTTGTCCCGCCGCCCCCACTTCTTGGGATCCCGCCGCTCCAGCCGCCACGCCGCCGCCGGCCAATGGGCCTTGTCCGCCGCCGCCGCTCCAATGTGGAGCACGTCGGTGATCTCCGCGTGCGCCAGCGCCTTTTCTACTGCGTGGGAAAAGTCCGCGTGCGGACTCTCGGTATCCGCCAGCCGGTCCGCCCGGCCCCGCTTGAGCCAGTCGTACAGCGTCGTCTTGTCCACACCCGCGTACGCCGCCGCCGTCTCGGCATAGTTCCCCGCCCGGACCATCTGCACGAGGCTCTCCTGCACCTCGGGCGTGAGCTTCGTCGGCCGGCCGAGAGGTCGGGGCGTGAGCGCCGCCGGCACCGGTGGGGCCGGGGCCGCCGGCGGCGCGCGCCGCCGGCGGCGTGCCTTCGCCTTCTTCGTTTTCTTCACGGAGCGCCGGGCCGTCACTCAACGCCTGGCACGGGGGGGGGGAGCGCCGGGGTCGGGGTTGAACCGCCCTCTCCTACCCGGCTGGTAGGCGCATCGGACACGATGCTTCCGGCGCTGGGTCCCTGCCCACGGTACATGGTCGCCCCCATCTCCGCAATCTTCGAGAACGGCAGCACCGGCACCGTGAGCCGCGCGCGCGCCGTGGGGTCGAGGAAGTAGAGGTAGCGGAGCTGGAAGCCGGGCAGCGGACGGAAGCCCGCCGCCTTGTACGCGCGCATCGAGGCCGCCCCGCGTGAACTCTCGAGGTGCACGCCTTTCGTCACCGTCGTGCGGTCGATGATTTCCCGCTCGCGCAATTGCATCTGGTGCGACGTGGCTGCCGTCCGGTTCACCACCACCGGCACCGCGGCCGTGGTCTTGTGGGCGTGCACGCTCAGTTTCGCCACCGTCTCCCCACCCGGCCCGACCCACAGCGACGTGTTCCGCCGGATCCCGGTCAGCACGAAGCCGCTGGCCCGGTAAATCGTGCCGTCGCCCGACTGCGTGGCGTCAGCGAAGCTCACGACCCACTGCACGTGCGGGGCGTGCCGGCGCAGGAGGCGCATCGCCACAGCCAGGGCGCGGCTCTCGCTGTTGCGGGGCAACGCGTCCGAGAACGCGAGCCGGTTCAGCTCGAGGAAGCCGTTCCAGGGCGTGCCCTCCACGAGGCCCACGAGCTTGCGCTTGTCGAGCGACGGCCCAAAGGACATCACACCTTCACAGCGGCCCCCCAGGAACACGCCGAGATGGAGCTGGGAGTTGCGGACGAACTTGCGGCTGTAGTGCCACTGCACCGTGAGCCGGCGCGCGGCGGTGCTGGCGATCGGCTGGACGCGCAGGTCCTTGACGCCCTTCACGCGCGGCTCCATGCCTTGACCGCCGCGTCCACGAGGCGCGCGAGCGCGTTCCCGTTGCTGTTCTCGTTCCCCGTGTCGCCGAAGCTCCCGCGCCCCTTCGCCGCCACGAGGCCGGCCCGCACCCGCTCCGCCTGGTCCCGGTGCAGAGTAAACATCATCTGCTCGAACTCGCCCTTGGGGCCGGTCGGCAACGTGTCGAACGCCTCGATGCCGAGGCCTTCGACCTTCAACTTCCGTAGCAGCGCGTCCACGTCGTCGGCGTCGTAGCCCGTGCCCGGCAACCCCGCCTCCCCAACCGCCTGGAGCAGCTCTGCGAGCTGGGCTTCGTCGTACGACGCCAGGTCCGACGTGCGGTTGTCCGCCAGCGCATACGCGACAGCCTCGGCGTCGTCGGTGTCGGCCGCGTTCACCGCGACCGCCCGCCAGCCCAGCGCCTGCGCCGCCTGCCACGTGTGATTGCCCGCGATGATGAGACCGGTGGACCGCTGCACGACGAGCGGCTTCCGTTGCCCGAAGCGCGTGAGCGCCTGGCTCAACGCGCCGACGTCGCCCTGTCGGGGATTCCCGGGCCAGGGATGCACGTCGTCAATCGGCACCGCGAGCGCCTCGAGGTCGGGGTCCAGCCGCTCGGGACCGCGCTCGGTGGGCAGCCGCCGCACGAACCCCGGCGCGGCCTTCTTCGGAGCGGCGCGCCGGCGCGGGGTCACGCGGGACGCCGCAGCGCACCCGGCACGGCAAACAACCGTGCGGCCGTGTTATGCGCCCACCAGTGCGCCAGCACGGCCGCCATGCACACGTGTTCGCTGGACGTCGAGAGCTCCTGAGGAAGCAGCCGCCGGCCGAACTGGATCGCCACTTCACGCCGCGTGGCCCGCGCCCCTTCCCCTCGCACGCGCGGGTAGTAGCGGCCCACCGGCACTGTCAGCACGCGTCCGGCACGGACGTCGGCCGAGAAGCGCGCCGCGGCCGTGCTCGCGATTGCACCGAACGCCGCACCGAGGACATGCGTGGTCTTCGGCAGGCGGCGCGCGTGGTCCGATTGAAAGAAGGGGTCTTCGATCACCACGTACACGTCGGGCGCGGGCGCGCCCCGCCGCCCCCGAGCCATGTCGAGCCACGTTTCCGTCGCCTCGCGGAGCGCCGCCAGCCGCAACGCCAGGGGGTCCTGGTCGGACGTCATGACGGTGCCACCCTCCAGGAACGCGAGGCGGCCGAAACCGAGGATGTCGGCGGTGAGGAAGCCGGTATGGGTAAGGCTGGGGTCCACCGCGAGCAGCCGGGGGCGGACCGGGGCGCCGTGGCTCATGGCGCCAAGATGGGACCACGGCGGGCGGAACGCAAGCAACGCGCCCCGCCCACCGCACTACCCTACCAGAGCCGCACCTTGACCCTGGTACCCTGCGGAGTGATCGACATCGGGACAGTGGCCATGTCCGCCTCGATGGTCACTTCGGCGGGGTCGATGAACGTCACTTCGGTCCAGAGACCGCCCGGCACCTTGCGACTGCGCACCACGAACTCCTGGAGGTGGCCGCTCGCCGGCCAGTGCTCCGCCCGGCAACTCGGATGTGGTGTGACGGCCCGCACGCGACGGGGTGGCGCATGGGGCGCCCGACACTTCGGATGGCGGCGAGGCGAACGTGGCGACCGCTTGCCTCGTGGTGGCATCTACTTCTTCCCTCCCTTCTTCGGCGGCTTCTTCTTCGAGCGCCCGCTGCCCAGGAGCCCGAGCACCCGCGCCTTCGTCGGTGCCGGCGGCTCCGCAGCCGGGGCGTCGTGCACCTCCGGCCGCAGCCCGAGCTGCTCCGCGAACGCCGGCACGATGCGCTCCATGATGTACGTCGCCCGCAGCTCCAACTGCCGGGCCGCGCCGTCCTCGCCGAGGTCCGTGAGGCCCTTGGCCTTCTGGCGCAGGTTGCCCGCGTGGAGCGTGACCGCCTTGGCCACCAGTGCGCGGTCCTTGGCGCTGAGGCCTTCGAGCGTAGGCGGGTTGAGCGTGAGGTCCATCGTCACAGGGAAGCTCCTTTGTGTGAGGGGGTCCCGCTCGGCACGGGCAGGCCGCGCCCGAGCATCCGCGCGGCCGTGCGGCGCCGCGTCGCCAACAGCTCCTTGTCGCCCCACCGCTCCACGGCACGGTGGTATTCCTCGAGCAGCCCGAGCTGGCCGAGATAGTTCCAGACGGACTTCTCCTTGACGCCGACCTCGGCTGCCATCTCGGCCACGGTCCGTCGCAACGCGAACCGCGCGCGATACCAGGCCGGATCCCGCGCCCACGGCGAGGGAACCGCGCGCCCCTTGGCAAGCAGGCCCAGGACCTCGGCCGCGTGGCTGACGGCGGTTGGCGTGCACCCGAGCTGCCGCGCGACCTTCACGAGGCTGCCCCGGCCGTTGAGGCGAGCGCGGAGCCAGCCGGGCTCGTAGAGCTTCGGGAACTTCGGGCGCCGCAGCCGCGCCGCCTCGTACGGCGTGCGCGCCACGTGCAGGCCCCACTTCCGCAGGTGGTACAGGGCGGCGTGCGACACGATGCCGGCGGCCTGCGCCATCGCATACTGCGTCATCCCGGCACGGACGCGCGCGACCCACCACGCCTTCGTGTTGTGCGCGTACTGCGCCGGGTCGGTGATCACCCCGAGGCGCCTGGCCCACTGGCGCACGGAGTGAACTTCGCAGCCCAGCGCTGCGGCGGCTTCACCAGGCGCCTTCCCCTGCGTCAGCAGCAGCCGGCGCAGGACCGCCTCGCTCATCCAGGGCCGGTTCTGCTTCGGCGGCTCGATGTCGTGCCGCCGCCGCCACATCGCCACCGACTGCACCATGCACCCGAGGTCCTGTCGCTGCGCCGGAGCTGCTCGAACTGGCGGTGCATCCACGCCGGATCGCGCAGGACCTCCATCCGGACCTTCCCGCGGAACGGGCGCCGTTCCTCTTTGAGCTTGACCCGCTTGCAGCGGGCACAGAGGGCGAGCGCGGCGATCGCCGGCGGCTCCACATCGCCGGCCGGGGCCTCGGGCTGGAGCGCGAGCGCCGCGAGCCCGAGGTCGAGCGCACGGTTGCCGGGCGCCTCGCCGAGGAGGCGGCGGAGCGCCGCGTGCACGACGCGGGGCCGCACCGCCCGGTCCGGCACGGTCCACGCCTCGCGCACGGCGTACGCGACGGCATCCACGATGACGCCGCGCACGCCGAACGTGGGGGACGGCATCTAGCCGTGCCGTCCCTTCTTCGCCTTCGGGGCCTTGGCCTTCTTCGCGTGCTTGGCCTCGAGCTCACGGCGGACCGCCTTCACGTCCACCTTGAGCGGCTTCGCCAGCGCCAGCAGCACGTCCTCGTGCCGCCCGTACGGGGCGTCCTCCGAGTACCGCGCGGCTCCGATCTCCAGCAACAGCACCGCCGCCTGTTCGAGCGTCCGCGCCTTGCGGAACTCCTGGGCCAGCGCGTCCTGCTCGAAGCGCGGCTTGCCGAGCGGGTTGCCGGTGGCTTCGGCCGTGCGCCGCCGGCACATCTGCTGCAGGGTGTCGTGCCACGTGTGTTCCATCAGGTCGGGCACCACGAGCGGCAACAGCTTCACCGCCCGCGCCGGCGCAGCCGCCAGCTTCCGCATCACCTCACAGTAGAGCCCGAACCGCACGGCGCGGTCCCGGTTCTGCTGTTTGCGCTTCGCGCTGTCGAGTGTCGCCGCCCGCTTCTCCGCCGGCGAGAAGTTGCGGTCCCGCTCGGCGCGGGGCATGTGGGTCTTGCACTTCGCCCCACCCAGGCAGATAGGCAGCACCGTCCCCGCCTTGAGCCGGCCGCTCCCCTGCACGCGATAGCCGCCGTAGTATCGGCCCGCGGGCACGACCACGACGCCGAGGGTCCGGTACGTACAGGCCCCCGCGCCCGCTGGCCGCCACGTCTCCCCGACATGCACCTCCTTCCGCAGGATCAATCCCGCACTGGCTTCGGTCCACTCCGTCGCCTCCGTCACGAACGCCGCGTGCGTGTCCTGCTGGCGCGCCGTCGTGAGCGCGGCCGCGTAGAACGCGCCGAGCTTCGCCATCCAACAGGCGCCGTCCGTGCAGCGGGCGTCCTTCGGCCGCACGATGCCCGCGAACAGGCCCGGGTCGGCCGCGTTGTTCGTCGCCTTCGCACAGGCCGTACAGGCGCCCGCGTCCGACAGGAGCGTGGCGCTGTCCAGCGCCCACAGGGCGTCGGCCAGGGTGCGGGTCTTCCCGGCCAGCACATCCCGCAAGCGGTAGATGCTCGGCACCTCCACGTGCCGCCCCTGTGCGTCCGGCGCGTCGAACCCCCCGCGTCCGGTGACCGTCCGGACTTCCTGCTTCAAGACCTCGTACTGCACGGCGGCCGAGAACAGCGCCAACGCGAGGCAGTGGTCGAGAGGTAGCGCCCCAGCCTCGTACAGCTTGCGGGCCTCGGGCACGAGGTGACGGAGCCGGAGCCGGCTCACCACGTGCCGCACCGTGCGACCCGCGATGTGGGCCACCGTCGCCGTCGTGGCGCCCGGCCGCGCCAACCGTTCGCCGTAACTGTCGGCCTCCTGGAACGGCGTCAGGTCCTCGCGCTGGAGGTTCTCGATGAGCTGAACGTCGGCCGCCTCGTCGTCTGTCAGCTCGAGCACCCGGCAGGAGACCGCGTCCAGTTGGAGCTTCACGGCGGCCGCCAGGCGGCGGTTGCCGGCGACCACCTCGTACGCCCCCTCGGGACGCGGGAGCGGCCGCACGATGAGCGGTTGGAGGATGCCCGCTTCCGCGATGTTCGCGGCCAGCGCGGCGACGTCGAGCTTCTCAGGCCCGCGTGCGTTGTGCGCGGACGGCCGCAGGAACGCCGTGCCGACCAAAGTGATCGGCGCGGCCTAGACGCGGTCCGCCAACGTCGGCGCCGCGGTCGGCGAGGGAGTAGCAGCTTGCGAACGTGCCATCGGTACTGCCTCCTTGGGAAATGGCGGGGTCCAGCCCTTCGGTGAGCAACGCGAGCGCGCGCCCCACGCGATCGTACGCGTCGGAGGACACGTGCCCATGCCAGCCCGGCCCGCCGCTGGTGAACTGACAGCCGGTCGCGGCCAGGAACAACGCCCGCCCGACCGGGCGGGCCAGACGGCTCGTCAACGCCACGCAGCCCGCGCACGGCCCGCCGTTCCCATGCAGGCACAAGCGCCGCGCCAGCGCACGAGCGAACTCCTTCCCCACGCGCTCCGGCGTGCAGCGCGCGTGGTCGAGCATCCCATCGGCGGCGCTCATGCCGTCCGCCGCTGGGCCAAGAGGGACCGCGCGGCCGTGAACGAGCCGAAGCGGTAGTAGTACGCCTTCACCCCGGGGCCGCCGTACCGCGCCGCGGCCGCAACGTCCCGCGTCGTCGCGGGCCGACCGAGCGCGTGGTCGAGCGCCAGGAGGTAGCCGAGGAGCGCGGCGTTGAACCGTCCTTCTCGTCTAAGCCGCAGGCAATAGGCCGGCACGGCGCATCCTCCTTTCCAGGCGAGCGTCCCGTGCGGCCACGTGCGCCCGTCCTTCGTCGCAGCCCGGGCAGCGGCATGTACCGCCAGCCCACTGCATGGCTTGATAGACCTGGCCCCAACAGCCGCTCTCGGTGTGGCGCTCGAGGCCCGGGACGAGGTAGAGGGTCGGCACGGCCGCGCGGACCATCTCGCCACAGCGGCGCCCGCTCGTGCCCGCCGGCCAGCCCTGCAGCACATCACTTTCGCTGGCGTTGAGGCCGTGGGCACCGAGACCGATGGCCGTCCTGAGGATCAGTAACCGTTGCTCCTTCGCGTGCCCCGCCGCGACCATCGCGGCCTCGTGCGCCGAGGGCTTGTCGGAGTTCCGCGCGCGCGGTGGCTCCAGGGGCGGGGAGCCGAGGTCCGGCACGTGCGCCCGGCGCCGCGGTGGGAACAGTTCCGCCTGGCCGAACAGCGGACAGGTCGGAAGATGGCCGGCTGGTAACCGGGGCATGCATGTGCACGCCGGCTCGGCGCAGACAGGAGCGCTCATCCGCCCCCCTCGGCCGCAGGCACTTCGACCTTCCGCAGCTCCACGCACAGGACGGCATTCGTCCCCAGGATCCCGGTGCCGTCGAACGGTAACGCGAACTCGACCCCGCGCGGGCCGAGCGCCACGGCGTCCGCCAACTCCTCCACGGTCGGCGTGCGGCTGGCCGGGATGGACTCGTTCGGCGGGAACGGACTCACAAGGTTGGTGAACACAGAGACCTGCGCGCGCCAGCCCGACGGCGAGAGCCAGATGATGGCGTGGAGGTGATGCTTCTCGTCCGGCAGCTGCGCCTGGAACGCCCGGATGGTGCCCTGCTGCGCCGTCTGCCGAATCGCGTCCGGCACCGGGACGTTCGCCCAGGGGAACCGCCGGCGCGACTGGTCCCCGTTGCCCCGCCCTCCGCGCAGGGACAGGATGCGGGACCTCATGCGCCAGCAGTAGCGGGAGCCTCGTCACCTTCCCGCAGAAGATGAAGGGGCGGCGCCGACCACGTGACGGCGTCGGGCGGGACCGGGTTCGGCTTGGCGAAGGGCTCGTCCCGCTCGGGGATGGTCGTGCACCCGTCCGGCACGTCGCCGGTCTCCCGCACGTAGCGGTCCAGCGCCGTCTTGTCGAGCTTCCACGTCCGCTTCTCCTCGTACAGCCGGTCGTGGAGCTGGTGATTGTGCGCGAACTGCTCCAAGAGCACCGCGTCCGTCACCTCCACACGCATCGGCCGCTTGCGGCGGCCGAGCTGCCCGGCCTCGACCACGAGCGACTTCTTGCCGGGCGGGAACTGGAGCGGCCCCCGCACGATGAGGTCCAGCACCACGCGCTCGATGCGGGCCACGCGTTCAGTGAGCGGACGCGCGGCCACTTCCCAGCGCCCCGCGATCGCGGCGACGTCGGCCTTCGCCGCCGCAGTGAGCGTGTGCAACTCGAACTCGGCGACCGCCAGGGCGCGCAGGCCCCGGTTGGCCACACTGAGCAGCACGGCCTGGTCGAGGATGGCGGTCCCGCCACCTTCCAGTTCCTCCAGGAACGCGTCCGCGTCCTCGAGCGGGACCGGGAGTTGGGCTTCGGGATAGGTCATGATTCCTCCGATGGTAGGGGGGTTGGCGGCGCCGGGACGATGTACCCGGCCTGTAAGAGGTTGGGCTGCACGAGCGCCGAGGGGACGTCGGCGCCGAAGGGGTAGACCACCCCCCGGAGTAGGAGGTGGGGTTGCTTGTTCGCCAGGTAGCGCGGCTCCGCCACGGCCTGGCCCATCGCGCGGCGCATGACATCCCCGAACCGCTGGGGGGCGACCATCGGTTCCCGTGGGGCGGGCGGCGGCGGGCGCACGGCGGCGGGCCGGTCGTCGGCCGGCGGCGGGTCCCAGGGCTGGTCCCATTCACGCCCCGGGCCATAGAACCGGCGCATCTGCATCACGGCCCGACGGCCCGTGATGCCGGCCGCGTCACAGTAGCGTTTGTACCGCCGCGTGGCAGCCAGCATCGCTTCGGGCGATTCCCCGTCAGTGACCGACGCGTGCCAGGAGGACCAGGCTAGGTGCCGGGGGTCTCCTCCTGCCCGCTCCGGGTAGTCGTGCACCGCCTGGCAGAATACGGGGTCATCGGTTCCTGTCTTGGGCTTGCGTCGCGAGGCCTTATGTGTAACGGCGCCAGCCGTTACACTCGAACTCCCTCTAACTAACTCAGGCCGCAAGTTGCGGAGGGGCTGGTCCGCAGATTGCGGAGATGCGCTACACCGCAATTTGCGGGGTTGCGAACCGCTGCTCGCCGCTTCCCAAGCCGCGACCACGGCATCTGGCACCGCGAGATTGTACGCCGGGCTGAGGCGCCCGGATTGCGTGGCCCCACGATCCACGCGCTCGACCCAGCACGCAGCCCGGGCCTCCCGGAAGTACCGCGCGACCGAGTCCACAGAGCACCCGCATTCCCGGCCGAGCGTTTCCTGGCTGGGGAACGGCTGGGGGGACTGGAGCGACCGATGCTGGTCCAGGGCGACGAGGAAACATCGGGCACCCGTGCTGAGCTCGTGGTGCCCCGATAGCACGAGGGCGCGGAACGACCACCGGGGTAGGAGGATGGCGTCAGGCATCGGCCACAGGAGGGGCCGTCAGGCGCACCTCCTCCTCCGCGAGCCACGCCAGGGTACGGGTGCGCTCGGCCTCCGCGGTGCACCGATCGTAGAGCATCTGGGCGAGTTCGGCGGGCGTCTTCTGCCGGTAGACCAGCTCCCGGTAGAGCCAGCCGCGGCCGTGCTCGTCGAAGCTGCACCAGTACGCGACGCCGGGGTTGGGATCGTAGCCCCAATCCAGCCCGCCCTCGCGCTCGTGCCACTCGGGGACCTCGAAGGGCTCCACGGTGTGCAGCGCGTGCTTCCACTCGGCGAAGAACTGGCCCGCGAACGCATCCCAATTGCCGTACAGGAACGCCTCGCGCTCGGCCGAGGGCAGGCTGCGGAGGCGGCTGACGTACCGTTCGTCGAGGTGCGGGTTGTCGGCGACGAGCGCCTGGATGAAGAGGTATTTCCGGGGGTCGTACTCCGGGTCCTCGTCGTTCGACACGGTCTGCGTGATGAAGTGCTGTTTGAGCCAGACGTGCGCGGCGCCGCCGGGGTTGGTGGCGTAGACCATCTGCGGGGTGAGGCCCGGCTTCGTCGTGCGGCAGCGCGAACTGAGCTTCACGAGCCACCGGGGATCGAACTGCCCGGCCTCGTCGATGCCGATGGCGTCCCACTCGGTCGAGAGGTAGCCGCTGAAGTCGCCCTCGTTGTCACAGTGGCCGAACTGCAGGACGCTCCCCGTGGCCCGGAAGCTCAGCCGGTGCTTCTGCTGATCGTAGCGCGCGATCTCCGGCGGGACTTCGGTCGGCAGGTCGAGGAGGTGCGTCTTCTCCAGGTCGGTGAACTGGCGCCGCAGGAGCAGGACGCGGGCGTTCTTGACCCGCAGGCAGATGAGGATCAGGTGCCAGCGCAGCCCGTGACTCTTCCCGCCGCCGGCTGCCCCGCCGTACAGCACGTTCTCGGCGCCCGAGGCGTGGAGGGCGCGCTGCTTGGGCTCGGGGTCGTACAGCACCCGGGGCTCGCCGACAACCTGACCCGTCGCGGGATTGATCGACTTCAGGAGGACGCGGAAGCGGTCAGCCATCGGCGACCCGGTCAGCCTGCTTCCACCGCCGCAGCATCGCCCGCCTGTCCCGACGCGTGAGTTGTACGTCGCGTTCGACGACGGCGACTATCCGCGCGCGCGGCGTGGTCCACGTCGGGAAGTGGTCCTCTGTCGAGGGGACGAGAGCCCCGAGTGGCACGACGCGGTAGAGGTCGCCCGCGCTGCGTCCCGCGTACCAGCGCGCATAGCCGATGTCGGTAGTCAGGTAGACCGCCTTGAGCACGCTCGGCGGATCAATTGGGGCATCGTCAGGAGCCAGGGCGAGTTGCGCAAGGAGCGGCGCCGCCTTCGGCCCCATCGTCCCGAGCCAGCGGCGGTACTCATCTACTCGCAGGACCCGGCCTGTAGCTCGCGCGACGCACACCGGGCACCCGTCCGTGACGTGAGGCGGGGAGGGCTCCAGGATGGCCCCGACTCCGAGACCGCGCGCGCCGCCGTGGAAGAAGGTCGTCATTCGACCTCCGCCCGGATCAGCCCCGGTGTGCCCTCGACGATGATCTGCACCGCCACCGCTGGCCCCGCTGAGTCGGCCTTGAGGCGGCCCGTCATGCGTAGAACTCTTTCCAGGGCCGCGCCCTTGTCGTGGAGCGTGACCTCCAGGTGCTCGTCGATCAGGTGCGTCGCGGTGCCGCTGCTGTCGGGCCGCAGGGTGCGCTTGATCTTGACCGACTTCACGGCCGCCATCGCCCGGTCGGTGACTTCTCCCGAGCCCTTCACGGTGGCGAAGGGGCGTCCTTCGCTGTCCTCGCCCCAGCTCATCACGTCGGAGAGCCGGGAGGTGGCGAGCGCCATGTTCTCCCGCACCGCCTGCTCGGCTTCGTCGTTCAGTGCAGCGTCGATGGCTTCGGAGCCAAGGCGAATTGCGAGTGAGACGCTACCCTTTGCTACCAGTCGGGAGGAGTGCGCGCCTGCGGCCTCGTCGGTCGCCGGGTGGTAGCCTGCCCTGCGGTAGGCCTGGCTGGCGTTCCTGTCGATCAAGTATTCGCGGACGAAGAGCCGTTGCCGGGGCTCCAGTGCCGCCAGGGCCTCGTCGAACGTCTGGGGTAGCTGCACCACGGCGACCTCCTGATTGCTCGGCACCTTCGCACGACGGGCGGCGGAGCCAAAACCCTCGCAATCTGCGAAAAAACTTGCATTTTGCGGGACATTTGCCGGTCTTGCATAATGCAAGTCATTGTCCTGTCCTACCTTGCGTGATGGCATGGCATATGCCCTAAGATAGCCTAGACGCCAGGGCAATCCCGCCCGGCGAGACACAGGAGTAGACGATGGCCCGCACACACCAGCCCGCGATGACCGTGACCTGCACCGACGGCACGCTCTCCCCTCTCGGCTACCTCTCGGACTGGAGCGCCTTCCAGGACGGCGAGACGCTGTACGTCCGCAGTCGCCGCGGCGCCGCGTACCAGATCGCCCAGGACGACCAGCCGTCCGACACCACGCTGACCCTCCCCGACGGCTCGACGCGGCGGATGCGGGCGGTCTGCGGGATGGATAGGGTCCGGGTCGGCCAGCTCGCCGGTGGCCAGCCGTTCACCACGTGGACGCTCTGATGGCCACCTACCGCGCCGCCTACATCGGGCAGACGGTCCTGACTGGACTGGAGCACACGCGCCTCTCGGACGATGCTCTGCTGGCCGAGGCGCGAGCCGAGGCCGAGCGGGCGAGCCTTCTCACGGACGACCCCTCCGAGACGGCCGCGCCCGTCGGCGCGGCGATCCTCCGCGCCCGCTTCGCGGACGCCGTGACCATCGGCCTGTGGACGGACCCCACGATCTCGGACATCGCCCTCCTCCGCGCGGCCATCGCGGCCTCGGGGCTCTCGGCCCGGCGCTACGCCACCGAGGTGCTGACCCGCGACGAGCGCACGGTGCGGCGCTGGCTCGCCGGCGAGAGCCCGATCCCGCAGGCCGTGCTGCGCTACCTCCAGGGGCAGCCCAGGGCGTAGCGCCCGCGGTCCCTGACGTCGGGACGTCGCCCGCCTCAGTGCATCGGGGCGGGCGCGGTGCGTCTCAGCCATCGTTCCCTCCCTCAGCGTCGGCAGGATGGCGAGGCAGTCGCCGGTTAGCACGGTTGCCGTCATCCCGCCTTCTCGCAGGGCACGGCACCGGGCAGCGCACCCAACAGGGCCACAGGCTCGTGCGGCGCGCGGAGATCGGCGCTGATGAGCGGCGGGGAGATGACGGTCACGATTCCGCTGGCCAGCGGTGGGTCGATGATGTCGGCGACCAGCCCGCCGCCGATGTCCTGCTCGTGGCTGGTGCGGTCCAAGAGGACGCAGCTGCAGCGGGTGCAGCGTTGCCGGCCGTCCACGGGTGAGCGGCGGCCGTCAGACTGATGCGCGACGGCAACCCATTCGCTGAGG